TCCGTCCGTCTCTTTCTTGCGGATCAGCCCGAACCAGCCCTGACTGGCGCGGATCAGCGGGGGCTGGCTGGGATGGGGCGGGAGCAGCCCAGACTGGAAACGGCGCGGGTGGGGGGGCAATCGTTTGGGCCTCAGGTGGAGGCTTGGGCTGCTACGCATTTGATGCCGTTGATGCCGTGGCAGGCGTATGCGGTTGCCGGGATGTTGGAGCATGACGGTGGGCGGTTGCTGCGGCGGGAGGCGTTGGTCTCAACGGCTCGTCAGCAGGGCAAGTCGGTGTTGTTGACCTCGATGATTGGGTGGTGGGTCACGGAACACGCGGCCCGGTTGGGGCGACCCCAGCACGTCCTTTCCACAGCCAACCAACTAGACCGCGCCGAAGCCATCTTCAGTGCGTTGGCCCCGGTGCTGGTCGAGCGGTTTGGGGGCAAACAGTTGCAGGCCATTGGGCGCAAGAAGGTGACGATGCCGGACGGGTCAACGTGGGAGATCCGCGCCGCTAGCGCCCGGTTGCACGGCGGCTCCTATGACCTGATTGTGGTGGATGAATTGTGGAACATTGCCCCGTCGGTCATGGACGACGCGCTCAGGCCCTCGATGATTGCCCGACCCAACCCACTGTTGGCCTGCTTTTCCACAGCCGGGGACATGGGTTCCCACAGCATGATTCACATGAGGGAACAAGCCCTAGCGGACATTGACGCCGGCACCCAGACCGACACCTACTTTGCGGAATGGTCAATGCCGATGGGGGCCGACCCTAAGGACGAGCAGTGGTGGGGGTGGGCCAACCCAGCCCTCGGCACCACCGTTACCATTGAGGCGTTGCGGGCCGCGTCCAAAAAGGAGTCTTTCCTGCGGGCGCACCTGAACCAGTGGATTACCACCCGGGGCGCAATGCTCGACCCGGGGGTATGGGAGTCCTGCGCCACCACCCGCCCGATGCCGCCCGGCGGAGTACTAGCCATCGACTCATCCGTGGATGAAGCCCGCTACGTTGGCACCCGCGCCACCGTTGCCGACGGGCAGATCATGGTGGACGTCGAGTTCGTGGTGGACTCTGAGGACGCCATGTGGGAACAGGTCGCCCGCGTTATGGCTGACCGTTCGGTCAACCTTGCCGTGACGCCGACATTGGAATTGCACCTGCCACCAGAGTATGCCCGCCGTTACGCCCTTGTCGGCTACGGCGAACTACTCAAATTTACGAGCCTTGTCCGCTCGATGATTCAAGAGGGGCGCGTCATTCACACGAATGCTCGCACCCTGTCGGAACACATGAACCGTGCTGTAGGGGTCAAGACCGCGCAAGGGTATGTGCTGTCCAGCCAGAAATCCCCGGGGCCGATCGAGGTGGCACGGACCGCGGTGTGGGCTATCGCCTTAGTGAGCCGTCCGCAAACAAAACAGAAACCCATGCTTGTGGTTTCCTAGTGCTGTATGGTGCTGGCGTGGCCCCGTGTCGGGCGAGGCCGCAACATCTCTCATGGCACTGTTTACACGCAAAGAAACCAAAGCCCAGATTTCGCCGGTTGAGCCGCAGGTCCGCGCCGCTGTCGGCGGGTACAACCCCAATGCTGGCGGCATCAACCTGATTGGGCAGTACTACACCTACCAAGAAGGCGAGGCCCGCAATCGTGCGATGCAGGTGCCCGCGATCAGCCGCGCCCGCGACCTTCACGCAAACGTCCTGTCCGCTATGCCGCTGCGTATGTATCGCGAACGGTGGAATCCTGACACCCGCGAAATGGAATCCGAGTACTTGGCACCTAGGTCGTGGCTGCGCCGCCCCGACCCGTCCATCAGTTATGAAACGCTCATAAGTTGGACGCTCGATGATTTGTTCTTCTACGGCCGGGGATTTTGGTACTGCACTAGCCGCACCCAAGACGGCTACCCCGCCTCATTTACCCGCCTTCCAACCGGTTCGATTACAACCCCCGATCAGGCTGGCCCCGTCTGGTACGCACCCAGCAACGAACTGTATTTCAACGGCGAAATGCTCGACCCCGTAAACGTCATCCAGTTCATCGGCTCAACACAAGGACTGATCTACTCGTCCGAACAAACAATCGCCACCGCACTACGCATCGAGGACGCCCGGCTACGGAACGCCTCTTCATCCATCCCCTCGGGCATTCTCAGGCAGGTCGGTGGCGAACCCCTTAGCGCACAAGAACTAGCCGATTTGTCCGCTGCGTTCAACGCGGCCCGCGCCAGCAACCAGACTGCCGCACTCAACGAGTTCCTGACCTACGAACCGACCACAGCCACCCCAGACAAAATGCTGTTGATTGAGTCAGCCCAGTTCAGTGCGTTGCAAATGGCGCAAATCTGCAACATCCCGCCCTACCTGCTGGGCGTCCCCACCGGCTCATACGCATACACAAACAGCCGGGAGTCCCGCTGGGATCTGTGGCTGTACGGCACTAAGGCATACGCCGAAGTCATCGCAGCAACCCTGTCCGCAAACAACGTCCTGCCGAACGGCACGTTCATCGAGTTCGATTACGACGAGTACCTTGGCGAAATGGACGACGCAAACACGAGCCGCGAAATGATTGACGTGGAAGAAAACACTCAGGAGGAATTGGCATGATCCGCTTCACCACCGACACCGTCACCGTCAAGGCCGAAGCCGGCGACAAGGAAGGCGAACGCCGCATCGACGCCATCGCAGTGCCATACAATGTTTACGCGACTGTGTCGGGCGGGCAGGAAGTCATGTTCAAGCCCGGCAGCCTGCCGGTGGACGGCCGCGCACCCCGCGTTTTCATGTACCACGACTCAACCATGCCCATCGGCATCGTCGCTGAACGCGTTGACACCGACGAAGCCATGCTCGCATCCATGCGAATCAGCCGCACCGCCCTTGGCGACGAAGCGCTGGTGCTGGCAGCAGACGGCGTCATGGACGTTTCGGTGGGCGTAAACCCCATCGAGTTCACAGAGGACAAGCAGGGCCGCATCACCGTCACCAAAGCGGAATGGATGGAATTGTCACTTGTCCCCATACCGGCGTTCGCAGGTGCTACCATCACCGAAGTAGCCGCGCAAGCAGCAACCGACCCCGACGAAACAGAAACCCCAGAAGTTCCAGAGGAGGAACCCGTGGAAGCAACACCCGCACAGGCAGAGGTCGTCGAGGCCGCAGCCATTCCGACCCCCGCACTTCCGGCGCAGCCGAAGCGCAAGTTTGCCATGCCGTCCGCAGGTGAGTACCTCGCTGCGTACCACATCGGTGGCGACACGTTCCGCAAGGTCAACGAGGCGTTCGTCGAGGCCGCCCGCTCACAGCAGACCGCACTGCAGGCCGCCGCAGGCGACGTTCTCACCACCGACACGCCCGGTCTTCTCCCGGTGCCGGTCCTCGGCCCCGTGTTTGACGACCTCAACTACGTTCGTCCCGTGGTCGCCGCAGTCGGTGCCCGCGCGATGCCCGACGGTGGCAACCAGAAGACGTTTATTCGTCCGACGTGGACCACGCACACCAGCGTCGCCGCGCAGACCCCGGAACTCAACCCTGTGTCGGCCACCACGCCTGTCATCGCCTCCAACGTGGTAAGCAAAACCACGCTTGCCGGGCAGGTCACGCTGTCAGTTCAAGACGTGGATTTCACCTCGCCGGGCGCAATGGAAATCATCCTGCGCGATCTCGCCTCGCAGTACCTCATCGCCAGCGACAACCTCGCCGCTGACCAGATCGTGGCGCAGGGCGCCGCATCAGGCGTGACGTGGACGGTCAACCAGACCGACCCCACCGACCTGATCAGCACCCTCTACGAGGTCGCAGAGTCCATCCTGACGGCCACCCGCTTCCTGCCCGACCACCTGTTCGTGGCCCCGGACGTGTGGAAGAAACTGTCCCAGCAGTTGGACGCCGACAAGCGCCCCGTGTTCCCGTACGCCGCAGCCGCCGGTCTCATGGGCGTCAACGGGATGGGCACCCAAAACATCACGTCGTACAACACGCTCAACCCGCTCGGCCTCAACCTCGTCGTGGACGCAAACTTTGCGTCCGGCACGATGGTTCTTGCCCGCGGCAACGCCATCGAGTTCTACGAGCAGATCCGTGGCCTCATGTCCGTTGAGGCGCCGTCCACGCTGGGCCGCACCTTCTCGTACTACGGCTACTGCGCTGCCTTCATCGCCGACTCGACGATGGTGCAGAAGATCACCGTCGCCTAACCCTAGGCACACGGTCACGCCATGTCGGAGATTGCGTACGTCGTCCGGGCCATGCGTCTGGATGACTACGCAGTCATCCAACTACTGACCAACGTTGACGTAACCGTCAGCCAAGAAGTCGAAATAGCCGGTGTCGGCGCAGGCTTCAACGACTCAGGCGTCATCGTCACGGCGCTGCCTCAGTACGAGTTCATCGGGGTGGACAACCTTGGCGAACTGCAGTTCAACTACGAGAACCCGATACCGAATCAGGTTCTGTACCAGAACCCGGGCACAAACGTCACCTACTACGCGGTTGATCCGTACGGAACGCTGGAATGGAACCCTGTTTGCACATGGATCACCAACGCCAACGTGACCGAATGGCTGGGTATCGCTGTGGCTACCGCCAACGACACCGCGTTCATCACGAAGTGTGTGTCGGCCGCGAATGCGTTTGCGTACCGACGCAGACAGGAATCGGGCTACCTGACCGATGAACTGCACACCAGCCCCGGCGGCGACGTAACCCTAGGCACCATCATGTACGCCGCACTGCTGTACAGGGAACGCGGATCCGCAGACTCGTTCGCATCGTTCGACTCGATGGGGACATTCCCTGTGCCGTCAGCCCTCGGGCGCATCCTCCAGTTGCTGGGTGTCGGCCGTCCGCAGGTTGCGTAATGGCCGCCACCGGCATCCTGTGGGACGCGGTCAACGCCACCAAAACCGCGCTGACAGCCCTCAACCTTGGCTACGAGGTTGTCACAGATCCGCGCAACGCTCGACCCATGACGTTCTTTCTGGAACTACCAACCGTGGAGGCGTTTACATACAACGTGGGTGACATCACCTTGCGTATTCGTGTTTGCGCCCCACCGCCCGGTAATCAGGACGCGTCAGACTGGCTGCTTACACAAGCCGACAAAATCATGAATTCTGCAATAGCCGTGACAGACCTGCGCCCGTCTGTAATGATTATCGGCGGCGGGCAGGAACTGCCGACATACGACCTGACCGTGCGGGTAGCCGTACGGCGCAACTAGCAAAAGGACAACCATGGCCACCAGCACATTCCTTTCCAACGCCACCGTCAACATCACGCAGGGCGTCACCACCACCGACCTGTCCGATCAGTGCCGCAGCGTCACCGTGACCATCGGCAGCGACCCGCTGGAGTCCACCGCCATGGGCGACACCGGCCACCGTTTCGTTGGCGGCCTCCAAAGCGTCGAGGTCACGCTGGAAATGTTCCTTTCCTACGGCGCATCCGAGGTGGAGGCCATCCTCGCGTCCTGCGTGGGCACCGGCACCACGGTGCTGACCATCAGCCCGTCCGGCACCACAGAGTCGGCCAGCAACCCCGAATACATCATCACCAACGCCATGCTGGAGAACTTCACCCCGATTGCGTCTACCGTCGGGGAACTCGCAATGGTCACCGCCGTCTTTACGGGCGGAACTTGGGTCCGCGACGTCACCTGATCTACACACAACCTAGGGAGAATTAATGCAACTGAACCTGCACGTCACCACAAACGACGGCGACGACTACACAGTCACCACCAACCTGTTTGTGGTGGTGGCATGGGAACGCAAATACAAGCGGAAAGCATCCGAACTGGCCGCCGGCATCGGCGTCGAGGATCTGGCGTTCATGGCGTTTGAGTCCTGCAAACAGGCTGGCATTACCGTCCCGGCAGTGTTTGACGACTACGTTAAGAAACTGGCCGCCATCGAGGTTGTCGGGCAGGAACCCGAAAACCCTTCCTGAAAGGCTCGTACCACTATTCGCTAGCGGTGGTGCTTGTCTCTACCGGGTACTGGCCACCGCAGATACCGTTTGAGGGGCGTGACCTAGCCACGGTTGTTACTATCTTGAACGAGCAAGCGAGGAAGCAGCGATGACCCCACAAACGAGCATTGAGGTGGTCGGGCTGAAGGACGCGCTAAAAATCCTAAATGCAACTGACAAAAACTTGCGCCGCCAAATCACCAAAGATTTCAAGGAAATCATGGCACCAGTAGTGACGGAAGCAAAACAGTTGGTGCCCGAAAAGCCGCCGTTGTCAGGCATGATCCGTGAATGGGAAACCAGATCCGGGGCGACTATTTTGCCGTGGCGATACAACGTGGCGACAAGAACTATTGTGCCGTTTACGTCTGGCAAAAAGGTGCGCGACACAGGGCTGGGCTTTCGACAAAACCTTGCTGTGTTTGGCATGAAGTGGACGGGGCCGGAGGCTGCTGTGTTTGACATGGCAGGCAAAGCCAAGTCTGGTTCACCGATGGCACAGGCATTGACTGAAAGGTACGGGTCGCCGTCCCGCGCAATGTGGAAAGCGTACGAACGCAAAGCAAACGACGTGCATGACAAAATCCGCGACCTCGTGGACCGTGTAATGCGCGAAGCAAACAGAATGGTGGGGAACATCTAATGGCTATCTCTATCCCTATCGTTTCTGAGTTTGACGGCAAGGGCGTCAGCAAAGCCATAGCCCAGTTCAAGCAGTTAGAGACCACTGGCGAGAAGGCGCAGTTTGCGTTAAAGAAGGCCGCACTACCGGCGGCGGCTGCGGTGGCTGGTTTGGCTGCCGCGATGGGGGACGCGGTCAAGGCCGCAATGGACGACGAGAAATCGCAGCAGATGCTTGCGCGCCAGTTGAAGGCAACTACCGGGGCAACTGACGACCAGATTAAGAGCGTCGAGAAGTACATAAGCGCTCAGGGCCGCAATCTCGGCATTACGGACGATCAGTTGCGTCCGGCGCTGGCTGGCCTTGTCCGGGTCACAAAAGATGTCAATGAGGCGCAGAACGCTGCCAGCCTTGCCATGGACATTGCCGCCGCTAAGGGTGTCAGCCTTGAAACGGTCAGCAAGGCGCTGGAGAAGGCGTATGGCGGAAACACGGCGGCGCTAGCCAAACTGGACCCGTCAGTGCGCGACATGATCAAGGGCGGCGCAACCCTCGAGGAAGTGTTTGCAAAAATGACTGGCACGTTTGGCGGGGCCGCTAAGGAAGCGAGCAATACAGCCGCGGGCGGGTTTGCCAAACTGAAACTGTCTCTTGACGAGACAAAAGAATCCATTGGGGCGGCGCTGCTCCCGGTGCTCCAGAAGGTGCTGCCGTACTTGCAGAAGGCCGCGGATTGGGCGCAGGACAACCCGAAAGCGTTTACCATAATCGCGGGCACTATCGGCGCTGTCGCCACAGCCATTCTCGCCGTAAACGCGGCTATGGCCCTCAACCCGTTTGGCCTCATCGCCGTCGGTATCGCCGCCCTCGTCACCGGCATCACGGTTGCGTACACAAAGTTCGAGGGTTTCCGCAACGTCGTCCGCAACGTCGTAAACGGGCTGGCAACCTATTTCGAGTTTATGGCTAACGCATGGATTAAAGCCATCAACCTTGTCATTGCTGGTATCAACCTTGTCAAGCCGGGAAGCGACATCAAACCGTTGGGCGCTGTGTCATTTGGGCGGCTTGGCGCAGACGGTGGAGGCACCACGGGCAGCATCCGCGCCATTGAATCCCCCGTCAGCAGCACTGGGGGAGGAACGGGGACTGGCACCGCGTTGGGGGCTGGCATTGTTGCTGGCGCCGCCAAAGCCGCTACTGGGGGCGCAACAGCGGCTGCCGCCGCCCCGAAACTGACTGGACCCGATGGGTATGTCGGCCCCGGCTACGGCGAAATCCCCATTTCCATGTTGAGCCTTAACCAGATTGACCCGTCTATCGGTGGCACTCAGGGGCAAACCATTGTGAACGTGCAGGTGGATGGTGGGGATCCGCAGTCGGTGGTGGACGCTATCCAGCGGTGGACCCGCCAAAACGGGCCGTTGCCAATTGCGGTGACGTACTAAGCCATGGCTATCCCGTACTGGACGGCTGAACTACCGGGCCCCGTCTCAATTACGAACATTCAGACGGTCACGGTCACATCGGGGCGTCGAGTCCTGACCGACTTCTACGCTGCAGGCCGTGCCACCATCAACGGACGCCGCCCCGATCTGTTGCCGACAATCAACATTGGCGACACTGTCACTCTGCGCCTGTACAACCCGAACACGACCCCAACGTCGTTGGTGGTTCTGCCATTGCGGGTAGCAGACCTGCAGATCACCTACGGCGCGGTGCCCGCCATGGACACATGGACGCTGTCGCTGGAGGACGCGTTCGCCACGTTGGGGCGTGGCCGCATTACCCGCACATGGTCTGCCGGGACCACAACCAAAGTGGCGTTTGAGGATGTTTGCACTGACCTTGGGTTGAGTTACAACACCATCGTTTCGCAGGCACCCAAGACGTTGTCAGCAACCACGGTGACGGACGAGAACGCGTTGAACGTCATGCAAACCATCGTGAACACCGAGCAGGGTTTGCTGTACGCATACAGCACAGGGCTGGCGTTGTACACGCGAGGCTGGCAGCAATACACGACGTTTTACGCGTTCGGGGATGCTGGCGGTGCCAACACGACATACCAGCAGGTCCAGTTCATGTCGATGGCCGACAACTACGCCACCTACGTTCTGGTCACAATCAACGGGGGCACCCCAACGGTGGCAGGCACTGGGGACTATTCGTACCGGCTTGACACCTACGCATTGAACGGATCTGAGGCGTTGTCGGTGGCGCAGTATGTTCAGGGGGCGTTGCAGGACACGACGGCGGTGCCGAACACGTTGTCGGTGCTGTTGAACACGGAAACCTCAACGCGGACGCTGGACGCGATTAACAACCAGTCGGGCGTGACGTTGACGTTGCGGGGCCAGACGTACACCGCCAACATCATTGGCTGGACGATCAGCAGCACCCCTGAGCAGACCCGGGTCACGTTCCAGTTGGCGGGCACGGAGCAGTACAACTATTTGGTGTTGAACAACAGTGTTTACGGCACCCTCGATAACAACAGGTTAGGATTCTGATATGGCTATTAAGACGTTTTCGGTGGGTGAGGTTCTGACTGCGTCGGATACGAACACGTTTTTGGCGAACAGCGGCCTCGTGTACGTCAGCGGAAACACGTTTACTGCTGCCACCAATTTTGAAATCACGGGTTTTGTTTCGGATTATCACCGTTATCGAGTTGTGATTTCAACTAGACGGGTCGATGTCACAGGGATGGGTACGTTCACCGCAACAATGCGCAACGGCAGTACGCCAATTACCACCGGCTATTACGAAGGCATGGGTTTTGCCAGTTACCTTGGCACTACGGGCAGCCAGTACACCCGCAACAACGGTTCGGATTGGATTTGGGGCAATTCCGACTCTGCGGCTGCGATGTCCGTATGGACCTACGACGTGTTCGCGTTGAGCACAAATGGCATGACGTTTACGGGAGGCGGTTTTTCAGTAGGTGAAGCAAAAGGCGTCAGCGGTGGCGGAACTAACAACACCACTAGCGCGTATGACCGCGTAAGAATTGCGTTTGATTACGGCACCCACACCGGACGTTGGACGTTGTACGGCTACAGGCAGGCCTAAGCCATGACACTCCAGAACCCCAGTAAAGCCCTCATCGCCCTCGTCGCCCTCATCTGCGTCACCGTCCTCATCGCAGTCGGCTCCATTGACTCCAACCAAGGCTTACCCATCATCACCATGATTGTTGGCTACGCAGTCGGCAACGGCATCGCCGCCCGAAAAGGCGACCCAGTAGAACCCATCATCGGCCGCAAAAATGGCAACTAAAAAGCCGTACACACCCGCCAAAACCTTGGCCCGCAACGCCAAACCCGGCACCGAAACCTGCTCCCGGCTAGCCCGCCGCCGCTGGGCGTTCAGCAACCTAGGCACCTACGTCATCCGCGACATTAGGAACCAGCCCGGCACCATGTCCCAACACGCCGCCGCCCTCGCCCTCGATTTGGGATACAACCCTAAGAACCGGGCCGAAGCCCTAGAAGCCTGCGCGTGGTTCACCAAATACGCCGATCAACTAGGCGTCGCCCTCGTCAATGACTACATGGCTGGCAACTACGGGCGCACATGGCTGTGCAGCCGGGCGGCGTGGCGCACCCACACCAGCAACACCATCGGCATCCGCGGGCACTGGATCCACATCGAATTGCACCCATGGGCAGCGAACATGGCGGCAGACAAGTACGAGGCTTTATGGCGGTCCCTACCGCGCCCGTAGGCCCAAAAACCCGGCACCCGAGGTAGGACACGGCTGCCGGTTAGGTGGATGGGGCTGCGCTTCTCCCCGGCCCCATCCACCACCCCCCGCGTACAGTGCGCCATAATGTTTGCGTCGTCCTACCGACAAGGAGAACCTATGACCGACACACCTGACCTGTTCACCCCGGCACCGTATGTTGCCGACAGCGACACCAGCCGCAGCCGCGCACAGCACGAGGACACCGCCGGCATCACCACCGCACGGCACCGCAGCATTCTCGCCCACCTGCTCGACAACCCTGCAGGGCTGAACTGGCGCGAACTGGGCACCCTGCTCAACCTGCACCACGGCCAAATCAGCGGCGCACTGTCCGTCATGCACCGTGACGGCCGCGTTTATCAGTTGACCACCAAACGCCACAACTGCCACGTTTACATTCACCCCGACTACGAGGGGATGCACACTGGCAAAGTGGTCCACGAACCCGTCCAGACGTTTGCCACAAAGGAACGCCTCGCAATGGAAGCCGTGGTGGACGCCGCCCGCACGTTTGCCCGCACTGGGCTGGGGCTTGGCAACGTCGTAAACGCCATCAACGCGCTTGACACCGTCAGGGGCAACAAGTGAACCCCGCCGAATACTGGCTGTTTTCATTGGGGTTCATCGCCGTCGGCTGGTGGCTGCACAAATGGTTGGGCGAATGATCCCGGCGTGGGGCTACACCGTCCTACGCTCAGAGGACAAGAAAACAATGGTCCAGATCTTCACGGATTTGGAAACAGGCTCGATCCTCTACGCACAAGTTTGCACACGGCCCAAGCCGTGGGGAGTGTGGGAGCCGCCGACCGAAGTAGCGAAGGTTGATTAGACGCATTATGACCCTGACCGCCAGCATCGTCCTATTGGCCCCTGTAAGCCCCGTAGAGGCCCGTTGGGAGCCTGTGCTGGGCCGAGACACCATGGCGCGTTTGGCGGTCTGTGAGACGGGCGGCAATTTGGCGCATTTCACCCGGTCCTATGTCAGCGCATGGGGGTTCTACAAGGGGACATGGCGGCTGTTCAGCGACACCTCAGTGCACCGCGTCAAGCACCTGTCATGGGATCAACAGGCCCGCGTCGTTGACCGGGCGTTCTGGTTTGGCCACACCCGCAACGGACGCAAACAATGGCCCGTCGGCCCGTTCGGTCACGGCTGCTTCAAAAAGTTCTACCGCGAGGATGCAAACCTGCGCACACGCGTATGCAATAATCGCAAACAACAGGTACGGCGTTGGTGCCGACCATAGGCAAGGAGAAGAAAATGCCGAGGGAGAAGCAATTCACCAAAACGGTGGCGTTCCGCGTCACCGCCCGCGAATGGGAAGCCATCCAGCACGTCATTGAGACCGGCGAGCCGATCTGGTCGCCGCAGCCGGTGGTGCCGAAGCGCCCCAGCGACGTGATCCGGTTGTGGATTGCCCGCGACATTGCGCAAGCCATCGAGGGCCGCGACAACGCCATGAAGAAGGCTGAGGCCGCCGCTCGACGCGCCGCCAAAAAGGCACAGGCAAACAATGACAACGCCTGACCTGCCCGACACAATCGGCGCATTGGGCAAGGAACTGGTCATGCGCGGCGAAATGCTTGACGCGTTCGGTGACACCCACGACGGCCAATTGATGCGTCTTGCCGGGGCCGTCATCATTGAGTTTGAGTCCATGATGCAGAAGGTCGCCCATTTGGAGGCTGAGGTGCGCCGCATGGAACGCGAGATTCACAGTGCTTGAGAACTACGAGACAGTTGCCGAACGGCTCGCCCGCTGGCTGGACACGAAACACGACGGGCAGCCCCGCGTTATCACGCACCTCGTCAGCAACCCCGGCGACGATGTTTGCGTGTTCCGCGCCGAACTGTGGGTTGACGGCACCCTGATCTCAACCGGCTGGGCCGAAGAAATCAGGGGGCAGGGCAATGTCAACAAAACGTCGCATTTGGAGAACTGCGAGTCGTCGGCTTTGGGACGCGCTTTGGCTAATGCTGGTCTGGCTGGGAGTGACCCTGCTAGGCGGCCATCACGCGAGGAAATGGCGAAGGTGCAACGCTCGACCAGTTCATCGGCCCCGCAGCACACAGGCACCAAAACCATTACGAACAAGATGAAGGGCAAGTGCGTGGACTGTGGCGGCACCGTTGACATCGGTGAAGGGCTTGCCACGAACGACGGATCTGGGTGGAAGACGCATCACCGCCCCGACGAATGCCCACCGGACGCGTTCTAATGTACGAAATCCTGTTGTTCACGTTCCACACGCTTGGCGTGTTTGCGTTGGGTGTGTGGTTTGGGGGTTTGCGCCGTGGCTAACGATCTTGACCGGAACCTGCGTGAATGGGCTGACGCCATGATGAACTACACAGGCTCCACAGTGCCCCCGGTGCACCACGACGAATGCCGCCTCTATGTGTGCCACCGCCATTGTGAGGTGCTGTGGACCGAAATTATGCAGCAGGTTGGTGAAAGCCTGCGCTGGGTGGTTGACGACATGAACGCCGGCAACGCCAACCCGGACCACGTCATCAGGGAGGGCCGCGATGACTGAACGAGTCCCAGACGCGTCCCAGCACATCAGCGAACGAATGTGGCAAGACAAAGTTGAACAAGTCGCCATCATCAACGGCTGGATAGTTGACCACAAAATTCCGATGCGGTTCAACGGACGCCCGTTCACCACCGGCAAAGCCGGGATGCCCGACCTGATCCTGATACACCCACGCGGCCACGGCATCCTGTACGTCGAACTGAAAACCGAACGTGGCAGGCTCAGCCCAGCCCAGATCGAGGTAGCGGCCGCGTTGAAAGCGAACGGTGCCGAGTATTACCTGTGGCGACCCAGCCAAATGCGCGAAGTTGAAGAGCGACTTGGCAGGTGGCGCAAACAGTGATACAACGCGCCACCCACAACTGATCCACGCACGGCCTCGTACCTGTTTGCAGGGTGCAGGTATAACACCCGGGGACGGGGGTAGAGCCACCATGCCATCGAGTAGGTGGTGCAGCGTCCAAACGACACAAATGCGAACGGTGACCGTCCACAATGAGTAAACATCCGGCGACCGAGGAGACAAACCTAAACAGCGGGGGGACTGCAACCCACCAACCCGCAACGGAAACCGAGGCGCAAGCCCCCCGGGGGGCGCAGCGCAAAGGGGGGATGCCGTACACTCCCAACACAGGAGAACACCCACAATGCCCAAACGCACCAGCGACTCGACCTACCTAGCCAACCGCGCAGCCATCCTCACCGGCTCACCCTTCTGTCACTGGTGCGGCAACAACCCAGCCACCGAAGCAGACCACCTGATCGAACACGACAGAGGCGGCACCGACGACCTAGACAACCTCGTACCAGCCTGCAAACCCTGCAACGGCAGACGCGGCCAGATCTACAAAGCCCGACGAGACGCCGCCAACAAGGCCCGCCGCGAACAAGCCATGAACCGCGCAACACCCGGCAACGCCACCGACCCAGCCGACCCAAAAACCAACGAACGAACGCCGATCGGGACAGCAGCCCAGAACGGCAGCGACTCGAACAACGCGTTTTTTCCTGAACCGACACTGCC